CACGTCAGACGACAGTGGCCAAGCCATCTTCAATCGCCTTGCCGAGGTGTTCCGTCGATGAACCCGTTTAACACGACCATGCAAGCAGCCGGTGGTAACTACACCGTCGCCGATCTGATTGCGGCCCTGCAAGCCGCAGTTGCCCAGGACCCGCACGTTGCCGACTTCAGTGTCGCCGTCGAACGCGATCAAACCGTGGACGACGCGCGCCAAATCGAAGTCAACCACGAAGCGGGTTGGCTGTATATCACCGACGGGAGTAGCCTCAATGTCTGACACCAACAACACCCCTGCCCACATCGCGTCGATCACCACCGGGTCGATGGACGATGACAACGAAGCGAACCTCATCGGCACGTGGCGGTACTACTGCTACACCGAAAAGCTGCCGTTGCAGTCGGCCGATGAACTGATCCACCACCCTGATTTGACCGTCGCCCAACGCTTGGTCATCAGCGCGTTCATCCACCGTTGGACCGCGTGGGAACACCGCACGTTCAACAACCCGCAATGCGTCCCGAAAGACATCCACTGGTACAACCTCAGCGTCGATGCCTACAACGCCCTTGGAGCACGCAACCATGGTGTATAAAATCCCCGTGGATCAAATGTCCACGGCTGACGCCAAGCGCGTCTGCAAAGCCAACGGGATCAAATGGCCCGAATTCGTGCGCCGCTACAAAGAAGCCACGGGTCGGTCGTTGTTCACGTCATACACAGCCACGCGTGTCCACCGTGGCCCGTTCGTCCATGCTGTCACGGCATGGCACGTGGAACGGTCGAAATACCCCAACATGAACAGCCAAACGGCAAGCGTCATCGCCGAAGCTGCTGATCGGGCTTATAACGCCATGTTGTCGCAAGACCCCACGGCTGCAAACCGGTTCGCTGATCTGATGGGCTTGGGGAAATCCTTGGCTGACATACCCAATCGCGCACACCCGGTGGTAATCGCCGAGCGGTTCATGGATTGGATGACTGGCACACACAAATAATTACCGGCCAACACCGATAATTTGTTGTTGTGACCAAAAATTACCTAGCGCACACTGTAACAGTGCGCTAAACCGCACATGGGTTGCAACACGCACCAGCCCAGGCCCACGAGCCGAATGGAACGAGCGTGTACCAGGCCCGCATGGGATAGTGTGCCGTACCTTAAATTGAAGAAGGGTCGTGGCCCCGGTGTCCGCAGCTTGGTAAATGCGGGGTATAACCAACCAAAGGGTAAACCGAATTGGGTACACGCCGGGCGATCACCCACCGGCATCACATAAAACCACGAGGGTTACATCCATGGCCAACAAGCCCCGCCGTACCCGCACCACGAAGATCAAGGTCGTGACCGAAACCAGCTTCAAGTCCCTTGCGGAACAAACCGGTATCCCCCAGCCCACGATCAGCGCGCGGTACCACCGGTTCAAGGAAATGCACCCGCGCAAAGTCCCGACGGTTGCTGATCTGACCACGTATCAGCGTTCCAACGGGGACGCGACCATGATGGCCAAGTACGGGCGTTCGTGATGCACGCCGACATCAAGTGCCAAGCGGTCTTGACCGAGACCATCCCTGGTGCGATGCCCCACTGGTTAGTCACGGCAACAGACCGCAATGGTCTGTTGCTGCGCGCCATCATCTTCAACGATCACCCCATCGCCATCGAAGCGCGGGCTGATTGCACCGTGGAACTGCTTGAATACGTGGCTGATGGTTTCGATGCGGCGTACCAGGACCAACAGTGCAACGAGGGTTGGTACAGCATCACATGGGACACGGTCGTGCGTACCTTCGGCGAGCAGCCGATTGTCACCGTGGAAAACGTCATGCGTGGTGCAACATGACAGTCCCACTGCCCACCAACCCGTACATCGTGTTAGGGCTTGGTAACGACAACGACCATCGGATCGAAGATTGCCTTGGTCCGTACCGGGATGAAGCGACAGCCAAGGCAGTCGTAGCAGCCAAGCAAGATGATCCCGCAAACCGCGCACCCGATGGGTCATACCGGTTGATGTATCACGCCATACCCCTTGACGTGGCACGGTCACAAGGTGGCACGGTCAAGGTTTACTGCGTGGATGACATACCAGGTCGGTGACACCATTGTTCCACGTGAAACGTACCTAATACACTTTTAAGGGGCGCATACACCGCCCCTTAAATGTTTCACGGCCACCACCACCCCAAACCACCTTATAAATCAATAACTTACCACAGCCACCTGGTCCAGCGTGGAACATCATGTAATCGTGGAACATATTGCGCATTACCCGTGGAACAATCTAATGGCCACATCAAGCCATGATCCACGTGGAACACAATGTACCAATATCAATACACCCGCATACACATATACCAAAATGAGGGGTTTCCCTAATCCCGGCCTCACCACACACGCATATAGGGATATAGCAGCGATCACAAGAACCGGTATAACCATATGTCGAAAATCCCATAAAAATCGACATATGGAATCGCACAACAAAGCGATCCCATGAAACATACGGAACAAGGCAAACATAGACCACATCAATGGTTCGCATGGGTCTGCGTTTTCGTGTGACTAGACACACAACAACAAATGGGTCTGCAACACACAGTACGGGATGGGTTAAACGATATGGTCAAAATCTATATAGGGACACAATCCGGTATAGGGAATTTCTATATGGGTAATTTCTATAGGGGTAATTTATAACCTGTCCGGTCCAAGGTAATAAGGAGTGCCATCTAACCTGTCCGTTGGCCGGCATGGGAAAGCCTGGCATGGCTAGGAATGGCTTTTACCCACCAAACCACACCACCCCAAACCGTCCCATCCCAACCCACGCCGTCCCCCAAGAAAATTTCCCTATAGGCAAAATCCCAAATTAAAAATTTCCCTATAGGCAAAAACCATATTACCTAAGGCGGGGTTCTAGTATGGCTGCCGTGGTCCGGGATGACGCACTGCACCAAAGGTACGGTATGGATTGGGCCGGGCCTTGTACCTACACACGCGCGAGGAACGGGATGGGATGGGCCTAGGCGGCAAAACCGAAAATTCCCTATAGGGGAAATTCCGGTTTACAGAATCACCAAAGGTTCGGACGACCGTGGGTGTGCATGATGGCGTTCTGCACCGTTTCGATCCCTTCGGATTGCAGCACGAAGGCTCGGTAAGCAAGCTCGTCCCCGGTGCGGTCCAGTTCTCGGAGGCACTTCCAGCGTTCCTGCGTTTCAAACCGGCGCTGGGCTCGGCTGGTGAACCACTCATCCCGGAACGTGGTGTCGTTGTGCTTGACGGTGTACCGCAGGGTAACCTGACCGGAATGGGTCAGGGTCTTGTAGGTGGTGCGGTGTGCGCGCATGGTGATGGTTCCGGTTTAGGTACGCTCGTGTGCGTACACATAGAGCATAAATCCGGTCCTATGTTACCTACTACTACTTTTTATCGGGATGGCCTGGCTTGGGCCGGGGTCCCAAATATTTCCCTATATACACAAAACCCATCCCGATAAAAAATCATAGTAGGGTCTTTAATCCGCGTTCATACTGCAAGGGTCGAAATCATCGACTAACGGGATGAAGCAAATGGCTCTCTTTGACCACTACGTTGACTCGGTGACCCTCAGCGCGTCGCGTGACCCGCTGCTGCGCACCAAACAGCGTATGTCGCCCTTGGGCGTCATCATCAGCGCCGGGATGATCGTGGGCGCTGTCGCTGCTGCGGTGCTGCTGTGACCCGTACAGAGCGCGTGTGCCGCGCTTGTGTGTGGATCATCCTGGGCTTGGGCCCGTCCGTGCTGTTCGTCTTGGGGACCTGATATGCGAGCCAGCCATTTGGTTTTGGTACTGCTTTTTAACCTGCTGGGGGCCCTGGGTGCCGCCCAGTACGCCTGGGAAACCAACCAGTCCGTCAGTGGGATGATTTCTGCCTACACCGCAGTGGCGTGCCTGATCTGGGCCGCCATTGTGATGGCGCGGGCACCCATCCGATGATCCAGGATTACCTTGTTACCTACCTGGACGCCAACGGCGTGGAACATGGTTTCGTGATCTACGCAGCCACGTCCTTGGCTGCTGCGGTGCGTCGGTTCGAGGAAGCCAACCAACGAGGTGAAACCATCACGGATGTGAACCTGATTCGTCCCACACCTGAGGACGCAATCCAGGAATGACCCGTTTCCCGGAATCCGGCCTATAGGGGCCGGATTTCCTGGATTCCTGGAAAATACCCATCCCATGCCATCCCATCCCGCCGTACCTACAAAAATCGCTAGTAGGGCCTTGCAGCCTAAGCGACAATGAATAATCCAATATCGGATGCTTACCAGGGAGCCCGAACCAATGTCCACGGCATATCTCCACAAGCCGTACGTCCGCTTTGATGGTGCTGAATACGATTCGGGCAAAACGGTCACCATCCGTGTTTCCTGCAACGCCCGAGACCGCAAGGAATACCTGCGGAACAAAAAAATCCTTCCTAGCGGGTTTGGACTATGAGGGATATTTGTACCCCACCCGCTGTGACTGTACCCACTGCCTGAACGACTGGGACTGCTGTGGCAACTGGGTCGGATATCGTCCCCGCATCCAGATCGTCCGTGGTGGTTTGAAGGTCACCCAGTACGCCGCACGGAACCTCTAAAGGGTTCCGTCGGGTTGGGCCGCCCTATATAGGTACCTATTAGGAACGGCCCTGCCTAATAGGAATTCCTATATAACCTAAGGCGGGGTTTTAGTGTGGTATGGGTTGGGCCGGGCCAGGGTTTAGGCATGGGCTGGGATGGGCCGGGCCGGATGCGGGCCGTCCTCAAATGCGGATGATCCGCATTCCCATGTTGCACCGCACCAAATTCACAAAGCTGAACGGCCCATGATGCAGTGCAGCATTGTTCAGCTACATGAACGAAATGTTAAATCACGTTCAGCGTTTGTTCAGCTTCAGTGTGCTTGCGATTTTTGTTGCGACGCACAAAAAATTAGCAAAAATACTAGTAAAAAAACATTTGACATCCGATCGCCTTACTTTAGTATCTGTCACATGCACTGCGGGCAACGGGTCTGCGGGCATAAACGGAGAAATGCAAAATGGCTAAGAATCAGAACAACGCGGGCAAGGCTTCTTCGGTTGACTTCGCGCAGATCGCGGCCGACGTGACGGCAGCGGCGAAGGACAAGCCGGGCAGCCGAGGGAACCAGTTGCAGCGCGTCGGCAAGTTCCTTGCGGGCGGCGGCAAGGGTGTCCAGACCATGCGCGAAGCGTTGGGCGACGAGGGCGCCGCCCGCATCGTGGCCCTGCCCCGCAACGTGCTTGCGAAGCTCCCCAAGCTGGCCGAGTGCATCGAGTCGGGCACGGAATGGTGCAGCCTTGCCGGCTTCGACGTGTCGGGCAGCCGTAAGGAGGACGCGTCCGTAGCGGTCGCGCTGGCGGGCTTGGGTGCGGGCACGGAGCGTCAGAAGGCCGTGGTGGCTGCTGCGAGCGCCCGCTATCCGGGCGGTGCTAACGCGCAGATGCCCGCCGCGCTGGATGCCCTCTGCTTCTTCCGCATCGTGCAGCGCCCGCTGAACCAGAGCGCCCGGAATGCGGAATACGTGATCGTGGACAAGGCCCGTGCGGACGCCCTGATGCCGCGCGTGCAGGAAGTCAAGTAACCCACAGGGGGCGGGCATCCCGCCCGCCCCCACCTACCCACACCACCTGGACTACTACCGTGCATAAGCGCCCCGCCCGCAGCGAAGCCACTGCCAACGCCCAGCTCAAGCGCACGCCCCGCCTGCGTGACTTCTGGGTCCCTGTGACCATCCGCGTCCCTGAGCCGCCCGTGGTGGTGCAGTTCAAGCGCCCGCGCCCCTTCCTGCCCACTGAGGAGTGACCGACATGCGCAAGCGTCGTCGCCGTAGGAGATAGCGTAGGGGGTGCGGGCAAGTAGGCCGCCCGCACCCCCTGCAACATGAACGAAGTCTTAACAAATTTTTTTTTAGCTCGGGCCGGATGGATCGGGTGTGGTGTAAATTTAAAGTCCACTCCATACAGGAATATATGCCAGGTGTGTAATCCACACACTCCATACTTGCAGGTATATGGCACGTATTAAAAAACCTCGCTCCATATAGGCAACGAGGTTTTTGATTTAAAAAATGGGAAATACAGCTTTTAAAGGTTATACATCCACTTCTATCAGGTTGGGGACTTTCAGCCTGGTGGACTCAGGTAATCCGGGTGTCAATACATACATATCAACCATCGGGTCCTGGATGGGTGCGTAATGAATCCCCTTAAAGCGTTCCAGTTTGTCAACCGGGAACCATGTATCTGGATTGGGGACTGTCAGGTTCAAGATGGATAAGTGCAGCACATCAGCCTTGTCGATGTACCTACGGTAAATATCCCCGCCCCCGATAATCCAGATTTCCTTTTGATTGAACCGTTTTAGGATTCTACGAACCCCACGCCAATCATGGACGGTGATAAACCCCGGACGTGTCCATGCACGATCACGGGTCATAACCACATTTACACGGTCACGCAATGCCTTGGGTAACGATTCAGCCGTTTTGCGGCCCATGAGACATACACGTCCTAGGGTCAATGCCCTGAACCTACGCATATCTGCGGGACACTGCCAAGGCAATGTATTTTGTGCCCCGATTGCTCCCTGGGAATCCATTGCTGCGACCATGCAAATCTTGATTGCGTCCATTTAAACCTCCGTTGTTACGGGCGTTGGGTTGGGGACTGCTGGTTTGGTACGGGTGATTAATTTCAATCCCGACTTAGGGAACCGCACCTTGGAGACAAAATGCGGTAATGGTAGCTTGCGGGTCAACCCACCTGGATCAAGCGACCCCAAGAACCGATATACCCGCTCGACCCAATGTCCGGTTTCATACGCGATTTCTTCTTCCGCATCGGCGTATTCTTCAAGTAGGATCAAATGTGCTGGGGGCCATACCAGACGCATACGATGGATGATCGCGTGCTGGATTTCGTGTGCGACCACGTTGACGTTCCAATTGTCCACGGCGAAGTGAACTTCACCCAACTTGGGATTGATATACACCTTGCCGGTTTCATCGTCCACGAACCATGGTTCAAAGCACGTGATCGCCAGTGTTTCATCGGTGACTTCGTGATGGTCACGCAAGGATTGAATGGTATCCCATAGATACACTTGGAAATAATAGGGTTTGCGGGAAGCCATTAACCTAATGGTCCCGATGATTTTGGTTTTGTCTTTGCGCTTTGCCATGCCAGTCCACCCCTGATTGGTTGCGTGTATTACAGCATGGCCGTCAAGGGTTTACATCCCGCGTATTGTGTGCTGCGCTTCATACATGCGGGGATCGTACGGGGTGCGCCCCATTTGCGTGCCCACGCGATGCGGGTATGTCGTGTGCTATGCAGCTAGCAGTGTGCGTTGGTGATCGACCCAGGGATCGTTTGGGTGGGTCCTATTAGAACGCCCCAAACGCCGGGTCGTTGATTAGGCGCACTTCGCGTTCGATGCGTTGGTCGAAAAACGCGAGGGCTTCGCTTTCGTATTTAAACCTATTAGGCAGCCCTTCAATGCGCCAGGGTTGGGGCTGTGCGTACGTCAACCGATCCCATGGCTCCAGGTAGACCTGGGGGTTGTGGGCTGAATAGATTTTCTGCGGGGTAGCCACTTAGAACGCCCCGTAATGTGCGGGCCGGGGTTCAGCAGGATCGTCTAGGTCATCTAGGTCCAGGATTTCATTTCGCATACCTACCATGCGTCGGACCCGACGGTCGTGTTCAGCCAGGATCATCTTGCAGACGGTTTCCGTCACCAGAACCCATTGGACTTCTGCGGCTTCATCCCCGACCTTGATTTTGACCATGCGGCGCTCGTTGACGAAGTAATCGCCTTTGCGGGTCTTTACAGGTGGATGCCAGACTGTATCCCAAATCGTCACAGGCATGGTCTGGACGACGCACCCCGTATCGTCCATATACGGAAAGTAATCCATCAGAACACCCCGAATTCCGGGTTTTCATCATCGACAGCGCCTAGTTGGCGAGCGATTTCTTGGGCGACTAACCCAACAGCGACCCGCGACCAGACCCCAACTTCTTCCATGCGGTATAGCGTGGATAGCCCACTGGATCGTTCAATCATGTGATCCCCGGCCCGCCCATTGCGTTCAGCTTGCTTCCATGATCGGAACAACATTAGAAATCTCCGTAAGTGTCAGGTAGGTCATCTTGGACGATGCGAATATCTGCTCGGTCACCGGGGATGATCTGCTGGTACTCCCACAAATCAGTGATCTGGCCGGGGTCGCGTGCAACCATTAAATATTTCGCGTGCGCGTAAGCGTCCGATTCCGAACGAAAGAACCTGGGATCACTACCGTCGAGGGTCACGCGCCAGGTGTCGGCACTGGTAATACCGGGCCACTTTTCAACACGGATACCCGACCGGGTCTTATTAGAAATCTCCATAAGATTCAGGCACCGATGCCATGTATTCAGCGTGGGTCAGTTTCGGCTTAACAGCAGCCACTTCATCAACCTGACCACGCATGATGGCGTAATAGTCAGCCTTGTTCAGCATCTTGACGCCATAGCGTTCGGCAGCCCTGGTCTTCGTGGCGCCGGTCTTGTCACCGCAGATCAAGTAATCCGTGGTACCCGTTGTCGTGTCCACGATGATCGCACCCACGCGCTGCAAGTCCGCATGGACTGCCGCACGGGTTTTGTTGAGGGTACCCGTAACGCATACCCGCTTGCCTTTGAAGTAATGGTCAGTCATCAGAATTCACCATAGTCCGATTGGTTGAAGAAGGATTCAGATTGTTGGCTAAGCCAGGCACGCTTGGCTTTAAGGTCCTTGATCTGCGCGCGCAGGGCGTCGCGTTGCGTACCGAGCCTGCGCGAAGTCCGATCCAGCTTGAGTTGAAGTTCCTTTAGTTGCACGCCCAAAAAGATATAGCCGGGGTCGCGCTCAAAAGCCGCCATAGGCATCGGGTAGTTCCTTAAAATCGGGTGCGGGTGTCTTGCGAATAAGTCTATATTGGGGATTCATGGCAAAGAATTCCTCAAGAGACACATATTCCGCTACCACATCCGACGGGCGCGCTTTGCATGGTATCCATTCCCGCGTCTTGGGGTCCTGCCGGTGTAGGATGCCCGAATGGTGATACCAGAGGATTCTGCTATGGTCGATTCCATCTGGAGGAACTGGACTATAAATAAGAATCCACCCACCCCCGCTGGGTAGCCCAAGAAAGGGTAACCAGACAGTGTTCCAGCGGAGATAATGCTCGTTGGAATTGCTGATCCAGAAGTCCCCATCAGATACGCCAAGGCTTGGAGGAAACTCCTGTCGGTAAACCTTTGCGTCATCACGTGGATGATAGGTTTTTCGCTTGGAACTTAGATCGGCGACAACACTAGAAGGCCCCATATGAATTTCTCCTGGATTCTTCGGCTTCCTGGGCGGCTTTTTCAGCTTCCCACACAGCTTGCTGGGCAGCGAACTGTGCCTTGACGTGTTCCTCGTATTTGTCCATCAGCATGTTTGCCAGAAAGTCTTCCTTGGCGCGCTTTTCATCCATTTTCTTACGGAACTCCTTAGAACGATCCATAGGATTCGTGCTTCAAGGTTATGAACTGTGGGAACAGCCAAGGGTGTTTATCCGGAAGCAATTTGGCACGCCGTAGTTCATCGGCAAAGCGTTCGAGAGTCCAAATGAAAACATCCGGATTGGAGTCGCGGGCCCGCATGGGGCGATCACCAGCGTCTTCGCCGCAAACCAATAAATGACAATTTATCGGGCTGCGCTGGTAAATCCCGTCACAGGATTCCACGGCACTGATGAATTGACCTAGATTCCAGCCATACGGAAATTCACCCGCAAATGAAACCCTGGCGCCAGACAGCCACTTTGGTCGATCAAAACCCGCCATACGAAGCAGGAGCCTCCGCTATGTTCATCCGACTGCTGATTGGGTCCAACGCTTCGGCGATCTTGCGTTCCAGAATCCAATCCTTGACGCGGGCTAGGACTTGGTCCTCGGTCATAAACGGGATACCGGAAGCCTTGACGGTTTCCATGATCGCCGCTTCTTCCTCGTGATTCGACCAGGCTGCTGCACCGATGACCAGCAGGTCAACGGTGTTCAGACCATCATCTTCGATGACCACGCCGCCCGTGCCTTCCAGGGCGTTAGCCAGGTCTTCCGTAGTGTGACGTGAGTTACCGATCAGGGCGATACGCTTACCGAATACGCTACGCATGGTGTTCCTCAGTGCTTGACGCCGACCCAGGGTTCGATGCCCTGCACGGCTTTTTCATGGATTTCGGCGACTTTTTCCGGGGTCAGTTCCGCCCGGAGTTTATTCATCGCTTCCGAAAATTCGCGACCGTTCTGGTCGGTGTGGAAAACGTTACGAGTGCCACCGGCGGCGAGGTGCCGAACCAGATCGTAATAGGACTTGCCTTTCAGCCAGCTTTGAAGCTCGGACATTTTCGTACTCCTGCGGATTGCATACGAGCATAACTAGGGTAACGATGGGGTGTATCCCAATAAAAAAGCCCCTGGTCCTACCCAGGGGCTTTCGCACCGCACCCACCGACACTTTAGTCCGCGTTGACACCAAGATGCGCCAGCATCTTCGCGATTTCGTCCGCAGACTTGTCCTTAAGCGCGTTTTCCAGCAGGACGCGCTTGCGGCGCTGTTCCTCCTGCGAAACCGCCTTGGACTTCGCGATTTCGGACAGCGCAGCAGCAAGACGGGACTTGTCCACGCACTTGAGCAGGGCTTCCACGATTTCGGGCTGCGCCACGTTGAAGTTTTCAGCCAACTGCATGATGTGGGCGTGGGCGCCCTTGTCGATCATCAGCGATTTACGTCCATCACTTGCCATTTTCGTCACCTTTACCTTTTGAAGTCGAAGTCAGCACCAGGGTTCAATATATTCTCGGTAAAACCTGGTGTGTTTTTGAGGATTGCAATACGTTGTTCGGAATGAGCCAGCAAGTGTTTGTTGCCACCATCCTTGAATTCCAGCACGTAAGCCATGTTTTTCATCCCAGCAGGCTTACGACGTAATCCACGACCAATCCGTTGGCGCAATGCTACCTCAGCTTTGCCTGCGCCCGCAAGTATCACCATGCCCACAGCGGGGCAGTCCACGCCCACGTCCATGATGGTTGACCCAATTAGGACGTCCAATTTACCGTCACGCAGGCTATTTAGGGCACGATCACGTTCATCCTGGGTCGAATCACCGAAAATGTACCGAACGCGCAACCCCTGGCGAATCATTTGGTCTTTCAGAATTTCACCATGCTCACGGCGCTGGACCAGGCACATGACTGACAGCCCGTGTTCAGCCGCAGCACAGGCTTCGTTCACAATGGCGTCATTGCGCGCCTCGTTGTGGACGATGCCGTATTTGTACGCCAAGGGCCACTGTGATGTTTTCTTGACCTTCGGACCCGGCAGCATTGGGACGATTTTGAATTGCGGGGTCGCCAAAATGCCCTTGTCGATCAGTTCCTTTTCGGTCACACGGATTCCAATGGGCCCAGACACAGCCATCAGGCGCATATTGGCTTCTTCGTCGTCCCGCATGAACGGGGTGGCTGTCAGTGCCAAGCGATACACGGCATTCTTGCAGGCGTTCATAATCTGGTAATAACCTTCGCCCGAAGATTCGTGTGCTTCCTCAAGGATCACGAATTCAAAGTGTTCCAAGATTTTGACCATTTTGGCAGCGTACTTTGGGTCCTTGAGTTTAGCCATGATGGTCTGAACCATCGCGACGTTCAGATGGGGCGACAAAGTGAAGTCCGAATCACCCATGACCCCGCAAAACACGTTCGCCAGACCCTTTTCACCCGCATTGCGACGAGATTCCAGCGATGCCTCGAAGGCACGCTTCATCTGGTACATGAGGACAGATCGTGTAGTTAGGAACAGTGTTGGCCTTTTAATACGCGCGTACGCGAGCGACCCAATACGGGATTTACCACCACCCGTCGCTACCTGCGCGATCATGGCTCGGTGTTTAAGTAACTGGTTAACGGTCTTGTATTGGTAATCGTATTCTTCGGTATATCCAAAAGTGTCGATTACAGGATCATCCAAACCCAGCGGATCAGGTGCGGGCTTGCGAATCATCTGGACACGGTGTCCCTTTTGCGTCAGGTGCGTCACTACCAGCGCCGATAGACCCGCTGGGAATGTACCCCGCTCGTAACTGAACAAGGTTGACCTGCCAGTCCACGAACCCGACTTGTATGCAGGCATATGTTCGGCACCAGCAACTTGGTACGACAAGAGTTCGGACAGTTCTAGTTTAAGGTCATCATCAATGTCCAGCACTCGGGCTGTAACTGCGTTGG